TATATGATTATGACGCAGCGCCGTGAGCAGGTGGACGTATTCGATCCGGGCGTGCTGATGAGCCAGCGTGGGTGCATCAATATCTATCCTGACCCGAATCACTGGGGACTGCGGCAGGGCAAGACGGATGGCAAGGGGATCGACTGGATTCTGGCTGGCTCGCAGATCATGGAGAAGTGCCACGAGGTTGGCGTGTATGACGCGAAGCGTCTGCGTGGGCGCGGCATCTGGATTGACAAGGCAGAGGATGGCGTTGACCGCGCGATCATGAACACTGGCGGCAAGCTGGTGGTGAGCCGTGAGGGACAGGAAACCAAGCAGGTTCCGTTCGTGCGGCTGAAGAGCCGCTGGATTTATGAGCGCAGCCCTGACCTGATCTTGGACGTGCAGGACTATAGCGCGCTGGCCACCGATGATGACGGGCGCATGATCCGTGAGCTGTGCAACCGGGTGCGTTGGGATGCGCCGATCTATGGCGATCTGCTGGCAGGCTGGATTGCAACGGCTGTGGTCTGTGGCGGTTTGCAGTGGCGCACCCATGCGTGGGTCACGGGGAACCAAGGGTCGGGTAAATCCACAGTGGTGAACGAGATTGCCGGCGCGTGTCTGGGCGATCTGGCGATCTATCCGTTGGGCGCGACGACTGAGGCTGGCATTCGGCAGGTGGTGCAGAATGACGCCATGCCTGTGGTGTTCGACGAGTCCGAGAGCGACGATAAGAACAAGGTGAATGCCGAGGCGCGGCGCAAGGCGGTGCTTGACCTGATGCGGCAGGCATCGAGCGAAGGGCGTGGGCGCATTCTGAAAGGCACGGCAAACCACAGCGCGCGGGCGTTCACGATGCGGTCTGCGTTTCTGATGTCGTCGATTGGGGTGGGGCTGAAGGAAGCCGCTGACCTGACGCGCACGGCAGTGCTGACGATCAAGCCGCTGGACAGTTACACCCACGACGAGCGCAAGAAAAAAGAACAGGAATTCAAGGACTTCCTGAGCCTTGCTTCGGAGATTCCTGCGGATATGCCACAGCGATTGCTGGCCCGGCAGCTGCGCAATCTGTTCACGCTGCGCCACAACATCGAGGTGTTCAAGGAAACGATTGCCACAGTGCTGGCGAACCGGCGTATCGGCGACCAGCTGGGGACGTTGATGGCAGGTTGCCACAGCCTCTACAGCGCGAAGCGTTTGGACATGAAGCAGTGCGAGAAATATCTGGGCACTGTTAATCTGGAAGAGTTCCTGCAGGTGAAGACGGAGCGCGAAGATCGCGTGCTGCTGGATCACATTGTGCAGTTCCCGCTGCGCGTTGAGACGAACCACGGCGTGCAGGAGCGGACGATTGGCGAGCTGCTGGTGATCTGTTTCCTGCGCGATGAAACCGCTGAAGTGCGGCTGAAGATCGCAGAGGACACGCTTTCCCGTAACGGGATTAAGATTGAGAAGGAACATGGTGACGTGACTGGCGTATGGATTGGCCAGAGCAGTCAGGCGATGAACCGGATCATGCAGACATCCGCGTATTATGAAGGTTGGTCTGGCGTTTTGCTGCGCCATCCGTATGCGAAGAAGAGCGTGAATGCGATTCGCTTCAAGGGAACCATGTCGCGCGCTATCTTTTTACCAAAACAGGAATGGCCAGTAGGATTATGGGACTGAAGAAGAACACGGAAGGCGTTGATTTGGCACGGAATATCATTCGTGATTGGCCTGATACAACGCTGCTTGGCAAGCGCCCGCACCAGATTGTTGAGGCGTTCGGCATATCAATCACTGAAGCTGACATGCTGCTGAAGCAGGAACGCAGACGCCGTAATTTATGAGTTGAATAGTGTTGTTGAATAAGTAAGATAAATCACCGGAGGTTATATTATGTTTAAGATTGAAGATGGTCACGCAATCCCGGCAGCGCGAAGTGCGACTGTGCGGCGCGCGAAGTATCCTTGGGCCGATCTGGAAGTGGGCCAGAGCTTCTTTGTCGAGGGCGCGCTGTTGCGCTCGATGAGCAGCACTGCATCCCATGCAGGCCGGCGCAGCGGGAAGAAGTTCATTGCCCGTGCTGTCGATGGCGGCGTTCGGGTATGGCGCTATGAGTGATCTGGTCGAAGCCCGCGACTTTAACGGCGAGTTATATGTATCGGCTGGCAATCTGGTCGCAGCGCTTGATCGTGCGCGTGAAATAGGCGCGGATCACGAGCGCGTCCGACTGCTTTCGATGATGACACCACACGAGCGCAGGGTTCTGCGTGTGCGTGAGGCTTGCGCCGATGCGGGCTTGACGTTCGAGGAGCTGATGACTCCGACATCGAACCGATACGCCAAGACATGCGTTCTGCGGCAGGATTTGTTTCTGGAATTCCGCGAGGAAGGCATGAGCCTGCCGGAAATCGGGCGGTTTTTTAAGCGTGACCACACGACTGTGTGTCATGGCATCAAGGTAGCAAGGGAGCGTAGGAATGGGCTGGGGAACACGGGAGAACTTCGACAGGCAGTCAAAGCTGCTGAGGCAGCCAGCGCCATACGCGCAGCAGATCCCGACGACTGACATGGATAAGATCATCGAGGGATCGAAGAAGCTGGCGGCGGCCATCTACCTGACGAAGAAAGTCTATCGGCAGATGACCCGCGAAGAGCTGAATGACTTCGAGGCGTATGCGCGCAGCGCAGTGAAGGTTGAAAAAAAGGGGAAGTGATGTGGGAGAGATCACACCCCCGAAGACTGATCGAAACTGGGAGATCTGGCGCAGATATGTGACGGGAAATGAAAGCAAAACTGCGTTGGCGCGAGAGTATGGCCTCACCGGGAGTCGCGTTTCTCAAATAATTTGGAAATGCGAAGACAAGGTGACGGCAATGTTGGAGCGTGATTTGTTTCCCATGTCCACGAACGCTTTGCGTGACGAGATCTTGGGGATCGAGTTTTGCTTTGAATACTATTGGCCGTTCCAGCAGCAAGACCGCTATCGTTTTTGCACAAACATCAAAGACGAAATCGGCGAACCTATTAGAGTTTGGGTGAAGAAGGAGAAGTGAAATGAAGAAGTTAGTTATCGCAGCCGTGTTGGCTGCCACAGCGGCGCCGGCAATGGCGCAGTATAACATGACGTATTATCTGGTTAGTCAGTGGACAGAAGGCGCTAATCGGTTCTGTAAATACAGCAACGGCGCAGTGATCCCGGTCGGGATCAGCCTCTGCCCGCTGAGCATCAAGGGCTACTGATGGGCGCGCACCACCCCGCATGTGCAGTCGTTAGGTGCGGCGAACTGCGGGCGTGGTGCGATTGCGGAGGGGATAAGAAGATGAATAATGTTTTCACATACCGGAAAGAATACACGCTGACCAAAGGTTACAAGGTCGAGTTCTCGCTCGATGCAAGCGCGCTTCCTATGGCTGCGCTGAATGCGGAGTGGTCGCCCCGTGTGCCACCCCAAAAGATCATCAAGGGAAAGTTCTTGGAAGCGTATCGAAACGCCCGTGACGATTTCATCGGTTCACTGGGCATGAAGACATTGGTGGTAGAGCAATGAAGAAGTTCGGGATGGGATTCTTGGCCGGGCTGATGCTGGGCGCAGTGGTTCCGGTGGGCGCGGCGACACTGGTCGGGAATACAGGCTATCTGTTTTACTGGAGCGTGACGAAGGACGGAGATGAGATCTGCGATTCGCCGTATGTCTGGGTTTCGCTTAAGGAAATCGAGTGTGACTGACCTGAACCTATTCCTGATCATCATGAGCGTGTTCGCGATGGTGATTTACCTGATCGTGACGAACCCGGCGAGCGAGCAGGACGTGCGCGAGATGCTGGATGATGAGGAGATGTGGCCGTGACTGACACACCACCAGACTGGGTTCTGATCGAAGCTGCGAAGCGGAGTGAATGGACGCTAATAACTACCGATGAAATGCGGAAAAGGTATTGGACCTACAATCCGACATTCCACGCCCTCTGCGACATGATCCAGAAATACGAGCAGCCTCCCGTTGATCGGAAGCTGTTGTGTGCGCGTGAGGCGGATCGGCTTGGGCGTCTGAAAACGGAACACAGTGAGTGGATTGCCATCCGCGCCATCGAACTTTGGGAAGAGGGGTTTGGCCGTGACTGACGCTTTCAGGATTATGCGCGATGCTTTTTGCGCAACCTGCCTATGTCACTCGCTCACGTGGTTTGTAACATGGGATATTTCTTACTTTTGGGAATGGACTGCTGGCGAAAGGACGCTCTTGTTGTTTGTGGTTCTTTGCCTTGTAACACTTCAATTTGTTGGGAGGCGTCTGCGTGACTGAAGACCTAATCGAAGCCGTGGCGCTGACCATCAAGGCGGAATTTGGCAAGCAGATGAACGCGCAGCCGATCCATCCCGACCCCGCAGTCGATGACTGGGCGGCAACAGGCGGCGAGATTAACCTGACGGCCATAGCTGCATCGGTTTGCGGTTTGTTTGCCGACCGCATCGAAGCCCAAGCGGCAGAATTGGAAGATCAATCCAAGCAGATCGCCAGCCAGATGAACGTAATTTACGACATCAGCGCAGAGGTTCAGAACCTACGCGAACTGCTGGCCGCTGCCTATATCCAACTGTCTGGCAAGGAAGAACACGCATCTGACTGCGCTACATCAAACGCGCCAGCCATGATGCCGGGGAGGTGTGACTGTGACTGACGACGACAAGGCGCTGGACAAGATTATCCGCGCATCAATGCCACTTGATTTTGAGCGGAAGGAAACTTTGTCGAACGACAAGGCGCTGGTGGGGCGACTGCGGTGGTCGGCATCTGGCAAGGTAGGTGCAGAACAAGCGCGGCTTGAGCGCAATGCCGCAGACCGCATCGAAACGCTTAACGCTATGCTGAAAGCCGCAGAAGAAAGTTTGGGCGATCAACTGGCAGCGCGTAAGGAACAGGCCGACCGCATCGAAGCCCAAGCGGCAGAGATTGAGCGGCTGCGTGAGGCGTTGCTGGATGTGCTGGTGTATGCGCCTGATTACATGCACGGTATGCCAAAGAAACACTACGCAAAGATTGCTGAGGGTAAGGCCGAATGAGCAGCAAGGACATCCCCCTGCACCAGTACGTCTGGGTCTGGAGTTCGCTGATCCGCGAGGGTTGTCCAGCTGATCTGTTCGAGCCTGCCGTATGGTTTGCCATACGCAGCGAGCCGGGCCGTGCGTGGGGGTGTCACGTCATGCTGGAATGCGGCGCGGTCTATCGGAACCTGCCGCCGCATTCGATTTCGTTTGCCCCACAGGTAAAAGAAACTTGGGGCCTGAGAGATGCGCAGGTTTGGGATTGCTACGGCCACGAGTTCGACGTGGTGCGGTATCAGTATCTCGCTGATCTGCGCGCCCGCTATGACGGCACGGAGAAGCGCGCGCGGTATCTGTTTACAGCCTGCCCCCGTGACGATGGGTTCAGCGCCGAGCCTGAGCAGAGCAAGGAGTTCATGTTCATGAGGACGGATGACAATCGCCTGCTGATCAGGCCGACGAACATGCTTCTGTTCGAGGAGCGCAGCTTCACGGAGGATACTGGCTGGCCATCTGATCTGCGGGTGTCCCGCTGGGTATGGAGGTGCGAGGGATGACTGACGATGGCAAGCCGCTATTCGCAGCGCGGCATCCTGTTGCGCCTTGGTATAAGCGTCTGTGGTATAGCCGCCTGATCGTTCGCCTGTGGTTTAAGCGCCTGCCCTGCCGCCTGTTTGGGCATAGGTTCAACAACACATTGATCGAGGTGGCAGACGGACAGATTTGGCCGATGTTTGACGAATGCACGCGCTGCCATGTGCGCGAAGGTGCTGGATTCTATCGGGTTCTGAGGGGTGTGAAGCATGACTGACCTGAACCAGCAATCACTGGAAGCCACAATGCTTGAGATCAGGAAGATCATGGAGTGGCAGACCATGCGCAAGCACCCAACCAAGATCGTCGTTCGGCCAGTCGATATTCAAGCTGTCGCTGATCGACACGGTGTTTCGTTTGATGAGGCTCTCGCTCTACTGAAGTCTATCGCAAAGGACGGCCAATGAAACCAGCATGGCACGGCGGCAACAAGATCCCCGAAAGCTATCTAAAGAAATTCTCAACTTCTCAGGGTGAGGAGGCGGACCCTGATTTGCCGTATGAGTTACGCCTCTTTCTGCACAACATGGGAGAGAAGCCATGCAAGAATACATTGCACTCGGATTGCTCGCCATCCTGACTCTGGGCGGGATGACGCTGATTTACATTAACGCTGGGCTGCGCAAGCAGCTGGAAGAATTGCAGGACGAATATCACACGCTGGTGGATCGCGACCCAAAGACTGGGCGGTTCGTGAAGAGCATGCGGGTATTAAAGAACGACTGACTTCGGGCGCGCCTCCTGCGTTGGAACACCGCTGGCAGACCGGTGCGAAGGAAGTCTGCCAATAAAGGACACTCATGGTTCAGCTTAGAGATTATCAGGAATCCGCTGTGCAGGCGGTGCGCGATAGCTTTCGCGCAGGCCACAAGCGCACGCTGCTGGTTAGCCCGACTGGTTCGGGCAAGACGGTTATATTCAGTTACATCGCCGCCGGCATGGCACGGAACAACAAGCGCATCCTGATCGTGGCGCATAGGCGCGAGCTACTGAAGCAGATCAGCGGCGCGCTGAAGAAAGTTGGCGTAACGCATGCCGTGCTTTCTGGCGGGTCACTGGGCGTGCCTACCACAAATGTGGTCGTTGCATCCGTGTTCACGCTGGTGCGGCGCATGAAGCTGATGAAGCCCTTCGATCTCATCATTGGCGATGAGGCCCACCACTTCACCCCGCAATCCAGCTGGGGCAAGGTTGTGGCTGGCTTCCCGACTGCCCGTGTGCTGGGCGTTACAGCTACGCCTGAGCGCCTTGACGGCAAAGGCATGGGCCAGATGTTCGATGACATGGTTATGGGGCCGACTGTTGCTGAGCTGACCGCGCAGGGCTTTCTATCACCTGCTATCGTGTATGCGCCGAGCGCGCCAGATCTGGGCAGCGTTGGCACACGCATGGGCGACTTCGTTCAGAAGCAGCTGGAAGAGGCGATGGATAAATCTGTCATCACCGGCAGCGCCGTGAAACACTACGGCAAATACGCGCCGGGACGCAAAGCAATCGCGTTCTGCGTGAGCGTGAAGCATGCCAAGGATGTGGCTCAAGACTTCAGAGACGCAGGTTACACGGCCAGCCATATCGATGGCGGCATGGATGATGGCGAGCGCGATGGCGTTCTGAAGGACTTCGAGGAAGGCCGAGTGCAGGTTCTCACGAGCTGCGATCTGGTGAGCGAAGGCTTCGATCTGCCGGCTGTCGAGGTTGCGATCCTGCTGCGCCCGACGAAATCGCTGGGGCTTTACTTGCAGCAATGCGGACGCGCGATCAGGCCGCATCCCGAGAAGGAGCGCACGATCATTCTGGATCACGCTGGCAACACGGCGCGACACGGCTTCATTGACGACGAGCGAGACTGGACGCTGGCCGATGGCTTCGTGCTGGGGCGTGGGCAGCGGCAGGAGAAGATCCAGTCTGTGCGGACGTGTCCCGCCTGCTTTGCCGTGCATAAGCCAGCGCCGACATGCCCGATGTGTGATCACCAGTATCCGGTCATGGCGCGCGTTGTGAAGCACGTTGATGGCGAGCTGGTGATGATGGCGCGCGAAGGCGATCCTGACATCGCAACGACTGAAGGGCTGATCCAGAAGCGGTTCCGGGTTCTGTCGAGCGTGGGGCGCAAGCGTGGCTACAAGAACCCGACGCAGTGGGCGTTTAATGTTATCTGCGGGCAAGAGGCCGCAAGGCTTGCAAAGAAGGTCGGTATGCGTGATGCTCGCACAACGAACGGCCTGACGGATGAAGAAAGGGCTGAGCTATGGAAGATGACAGTGGGATTGACGCGGTAATTGTGCCGGTGTCTCTGGTCCATAAACTTGCATTCGAGATGGTCTGCGCCCTTGAAGAATGGCATGCGGAGCGCGGGATCGATGAGGTCGATGTATCAAAATGCTTCGTCGCCATGATGGCCGCTGTCGACGCGACGATGGAGCGCATGACCAACGCAGCCAAGGAACACACGTTGCAATGAAGAGCGAAGCCGCAATCCAGCAGGAAATACGCCTCGCTCTGGGCCAGCGGCATGACATCATGATGTTCCGCATAAACGTCGGCAAGTTCCGTCCGCTGGATGGTGGGCCGCGCGTGATCCAGTCTGCGCCTGAGGGCACGCCCGATCTGCTGGGGGTTATGTCGCCCGGTCGAGCATTCGCTATCGAGGTCAAAACCGAGAAGGGAAAGCAGCGCACTGCGCAGGTGGCATGGCAGAATGCGTGGGAAAAGCGCGGCGGAATCTACATTCTCGCGCGATCTGTTGAGGATGTTTACAAGGGGCTTGACATCACCCCGTAGACAACCATATGCTGTGAGTCTACAACAACAATACCGGAGACATACATTGGCAATCATAACTGTGCGTGACCAGACCCACTGGCACGAGCTGCGTGCGCAGCACATCGGCGGAAGCGACGTTTCCGCGCTGTTTAACCTGTCCCCGTTCACCACGCGCTGGCAGTTGTGGATGGAGAAGTCTGGCAAGCTACCGCCCGAAGACCTGTCGGACAACAAATCTGTTCAAGCAGGCACGTTCCTCGAAAGCGGCATCGCTAACTGGGCAGCGCATCGCTGGGGCATGAGCATCGAGAAGGTCACGGATTACTTTACCGCTGACGATTGCCCCGGCATGGGCGCATCGCTGGACTTTGCGACTGACGCCGGCATCCCGGTGGAGATCAAGTGGTCTGCCTATGGCGACGGCTGGGAGTATGAAGGCGAGACGATCACAGGCGCGCCTGACAATTACATCATGCAGGTGCAGCACCAGATGGCTTGCACTGGCGCTGAGTATGGCTGGCTGATCGCGCTGCTGCGCAATGAGCCGCGCCGCATGAAGATCCCGCGCAACGATAACATCATCGACGCGATCAAGTCTGAGATCACGACGTTTTGGGATAGCGTGCGCGCTGGTGAAGAGCCGCCCGTCGACTTTGAGAACGACGCAGAAGCTGTCGTGCGCCTGCTGGACTTCGTCCCCATCTCGGACATCACACTGGATCAGGCGCATGCTGAGCTGTTCCAGAAGTATCTAGAGATGGCTGATCTTGAGAAGCAGGCAAAGACCAAGAAGGATCAGGCCAAGACCGAGCTGCTTGCCCTGAGCATCGAGGAAATGAAGAAGCACAACACGTCGCAGGAAAAGGCAATCGTGAAGTGTGGCGATTACAAGATGTCGATCAGCACCGTGAAAGGTTCTGCTGGCACCGAGATCACCGCTGAAATGGTTGGCCAGTTCTATGGCGCGCGCACAGGCTACAAGAGAGTGACGGTATCCAAATGAAGAAAGACAGTGTGATGATGCGGGTTGACCGCGAGTTGCTTGGCAAACTGCGCCAATTAGCTGGCCGCCACCCCCTAAAGCCGACCCTGCGCGCCACTGTTGAGCGCGCGATTGAACTCATGATTGAAGATCTTGAAGAGGAACTGCGTAATGGAAACAAGTAATCTTCCCGCCAAACCGATGGATCGGTTCAAGCAAGAACTCGCCATGCGTGAGTCGCACCTGCGCAGCCTGCTGCCGCAGGCGATGACTGTCGATAAATTCCAAGGCATCGTCGTGGCCGCTGTGGCTGACAACATGGACCTGCTGGACTGTGATCGCGCGTCGCTGCTGAAGGCGTGCCTGAGCGCCGCTGAGCTGGGCCTGAGCCTCAATAAGAACATGGGTGAGGCAGACATCCTGAAGGTGTGGGATGGCCGCCTGAAGAAGAATATCGCTCAGTTCCGCCCCCGTTATAAGGGGCTGATGAAGCTGGCGCTGCAATCAGGTGAGGTGCTGAAGATCGAGAGCCGTCTAGTCCATGCGAACGATACGTTCGAGGTGGAAGAAGGCATCGAACCCCGCATCATCCACAAGCACGGCCTGTCCAATCGCGGCGAGATGGTCGGCGCATACTGCGTGTGGAAGCTGAAGAACGGCGAGACGCAGTTCGAGATCATGAACAAGGAACAGATCCTTGCCATCCGTGATCGCTCATCTGCTAAGACTAAGGACGGCAACATCGTCGGCCCTTGGAAGACGGACGAAGCTGAGATGTGGCGCAAGACCGTCGTTCGTCGGGCCAGCAAGTATATGCCGCTGTCCACTGAGGCGCAGCGAGCTGTGGCTGTAGACAATCAGGCAGACGGTATCGTCGAGGCTGACGCCTATACTGGAGATGAGATGGACATCACCGACTTCGAGGAGGCACCAGCTGCTGAGGCGCAGGTGCAAAACCTTGAGGAAAAGATTGTCGCCAAGGCATCTGCGCCGCAACCAAAGCCAGATCTACACATCGACATTCTTGAGCCGCAAGAAGACGGCGACATGGTTGATTGGGACGGATGGTGCGACTCTGCCGTCCACATCGTGGCCGAGCTGTCACCAGAAGAGCGTGACGCATGGCGTGAACTGCACAGCGGAATGCTGGATGAGGCCGAGCTTATGGCTCCGCGCAGCGCCCTGCGTCTTTTGAAACTGTTTAAATAAGGAGAAAGTAAATGGCTAAGAAGTATGATCTCGTCGTCAAGGTTGGCGAATACACGGATGGGCAGGGCCAGACCAAGGGCCGCTTCAAGAACGTCGGCGTCATGATGGAAGGCGACAAAGGCCCCTACATCCTGCTCGACCGCACGTTCAATCCGGCTGGCGTCGGCGGGAATGATGGCCGCGAGAGCATCATCGTCTCGCTGTATGAGCCGAAGCAGGATGGCAACCAGCCGTCACCAGCTCAGGTTCAGCACTCGCAGCAGAAGGCTAACGCATTCCAGCCGCAGCCGCGTGATCTGGCGGATGAAGTTCCGTTTTGATCTATTCGATCTCGTCGACTTGGAGGGGGGCGTCTTCGTCCTCCTCCTCGACTTCCTCGGGGATCAGATCTTCCTCATTATCCTCGACCAAAGCAGTGCGCATCGCATCGATCCATGCCTGACGCTTTAGTTTCCCGACATTATTCATCTTCATCTCGGGATACATTTCGATCAGCATAGCTTCCTTGAGAGCCTGTTCTGATGGCGGTTTGATAGCCTTATCCATCTTGCCGGCCTCAACGTCCTTCTGAAACTCATCGACAATAGCGCTTAGCTGCCTATCAAACTCAGCGCGTAGCCGTTCGGCTTGAGCCGGATTACCCTTGTTGTCAGCCTCAGCGGCATCGACCAGCAGCTTGCTCAGGCGCAGCGTATTGTTTCGTTCAGCATTACGAGTTGACTCCGAGATCCGCTTAGCCGCAGTTGCCGCCTGCTGCTTGCGAGCGATGTCAGCTGATTGGAAGCCGAACCCGCGCGCAAAACGCTCGCCCCAGTCAATCGCATCAGGCTTCATCACAGACGTGCCGTAGCGCGTCCTGACGCCCTCCTCGGGGTATTGCACAAAGCCTTTCACAAGATCAGTCGGCCCCTTGCCAATGAACGGAGAAACGAGCGCCGTGTATGCAGCAATAGGCTGCACGCCGGAATTGCGCCGGTCAATGTATTCCTTGAACTTACCAATCGTCGTTGAGAGGGCTGGAATTGCCGACACAGGATCGCCCATTTCAGGAAGCAGTGACGTGAAGCCGACGCGCTGACCGATGTTAAGGCCGGTGAGCTGACGAGTAGGGCCATATAGAACAGCTTCCGCAGCGCGGCGACCCTCTTCTCCGTTGCCAAACATATCAGCGAGCATTTGCTGCGCTTCCATACGGACATCGAGATCCTCGCCATTCATGGACTTATACATCCACTCGAAGATGTTAATCGCGTCATCGCCGAACGGAATTGCGAACAGCAGGCCAGCCACAGTGTACATCGAAAGCAGGACGAACGTGCCAGCAATCTTGCCGCGCTTGCCCTGCTTCATGAAGTTCTGCTTGAGAAGCGCCATGAGGTTCAACGCATACTGCGAGAACTGGAATACCACGCCACCAGCGCCACGCATAATGCGCGGCTTCTCAATCTGGCCGCCCATGAACGTCGTCGTCTCGACCATGAACTCGGCAACCTCGAACGGATCAGAGCCGCGCGCCATAATGTCTTGGGCGCGCTCGTCTTCCTTATAGGTTTCCTTCCAGTTCTTCAGGGCGACCGGGTCTTTCGCGTAGCGATAGGCCACAATGAAGGCGGCATTCTTATTCAGCTCTTCCGTAATCGAGATAACGCTGGATCCGTATTGGAAATAACGACCAAAAGTTTTCTTGACCGGGCCGGGCTTAGAGAGCGCGACCCCGGCCTCCATGCCCATCAACTCAGGGTTCATCTGGGCGCGGGTTGTGCCGCGCTTGTTCGCAAGAGTAAGAGCGTCCCGTTCATCACGGGTGAGGCCCGGAATCTTTTCGGGGTTGATGTGAAGACCGTATCCAACCGATCCCCTAAAGCCAGCCATGACCTGCACGCCCATGCGGTAAACATCTACACCGGCAGTGGCTTTCATGTTCAGCATCTGTGGCGCAGTCACAGCCCATACTGACATGGCGTTAACCGCTGACGACGCGATGCTACCCCACATAGAGTTGAAGAAGCCAATCGTCCGAGCCGCGCGCCACACGCCCCATTCAGGGCTGTCGACATACTGATCCCAGCTCTCAGCGTATTTCCGTTCAGGTTCAGCGGCATTGCGCTTCAAGTTATCGAAGGCTTCCGAATATTCCTTACGATACATGCGATCCGAAACCGTCGTCGCAACGATGCGGTTATAGTCGAGCAGCCGGTCCGTGAAGTTCGTGTCATAGCCCGGGATGTCGCGTGACTCCTTCATGAAGCCGGCGATGAGATCATCCATCAGGACGGAGCGCACGTTCTTATCGAGGTCAGCGATGAAGCCCTTGGCGATTGCCTCAGCATCCCGCGCGCTAACGTTCTTCACGACATCTTCACTAAACATGCCGCCAAGCGTCTTCTCAAAATACTTTTTCACCATGTCGCCGGAGCGAGCATCCATGAGGTTCAGCAGCTTATCGAGAGACGACAAATCATCAATGGACAGGCGCTGGTTCATGTCTGCGCCCATCTTGGACACGACAATCTTGTAGCCTTCGCTGGCAGGGAACTTCGCTTGAATCGCCTTGATCTGCTTGTCGACCCCCGGGTCAGGGATGGTCGACGCAATCTTCGGCCCGACGATGTCTTTCAGCCACTCGAGACTGTCGAGCATGTAGAATGCACCGCTTTCCAGCGTGCCGTCAGGCCCATAAACCATGACGCGCGTGTCACCGGAGCGCATGAAAGGAATGTAGGAAATAACTCGACGAGCCTCGAGCGCATCATAAAGGCGCAGTAGATCGTCTCGAAAGTCCTCATCCTCAACCGTGTTCATGATCGAATCACGGCTGTAATTACCTTCATAACCAAGCGCCGAAAGGATCGACTTAGCATTCAGCGTATAGCGGCTCTCAAGGTAATTGCGGATCTCGTGCAACAGCCGTGTTTCATTCGCATTCAACTTCAGCACCTGACCGGGCTTTGACAGCTCTGGCTGAACGCGCCGATTGATACCGTCCTTACCTTCTCGGAAAAGCTCGCGGGTCTTGATGGAGAAGGGGCGACCAGTGTCACGCACAACCGTGCGAGACAGGCGCAGGTATTCGAGGACGGAGTTGATCTTCTGCCGGGACTCATCCGGCATCAGGTTCAGCTCATGTAGCATATCCTCATGCTCAGCCATGAGGTAATTGCGCATCTTCACCTTCTCATTGGTGATGCGGTGCATCGGCTGGAACAGCTTGCTCTTACGCGCCAAAGACGAAGCCGTCGTAATCCATGAGCCAATCGATCCAATGTTTCGGATAGGATCAATCGTCCTCGGAGGCGGCGTCTGCTTATCCAGAATGTTATCGGTGATGTCGATGGAGCAGTTCGAGCCAAGCATCAGTCGCAGCCCCTATTCTGTTTCTGCAGGTTCGCACGTTCGTTCATGATCTTATCGTCTGGCTTTTCAGCCTTGGCAATTGCCTTCTTCATGGCGGAGGGGCTTCCAGAAGTGAGAACTTCATTAACCTCAGCGTTGTTATCAGAATCGGCAGCAAGCAAATCAGCTTGCTCGGGACTGGAGATGCTATCCAGAATCTGCTCTGGCGTCAGCTGCTCAGTGGCAAAAAGCTGCTCTCCAGTGGTCTGCTCGCGAGCCCGGCGCACATACTTATTCAGAACGTCTGCGATGGCATCGCGACCGGCAGCGCGGCCACCAGTCGCATTATAAAACGAACGGATAAAGCGCTCAGTGATTGGGTTCAGCGGATTGAATGCGTCTTGCTGGGCAAGGAAGTCGTTGATCTTCTGGCCCCGATTGCGCACGTCACGCACAATCTTAGCGGCTTCGACCAGCTGATCCGTGACATCCATCTCTTCGCGAACACGGCCCTCGGTCACGTCATCACGCAGCGCACGCCAGTTCGGAGCAACATCTTCCAGCGCCCCACCAATACTCTTGATGTTGTTGTCCTGAGACTCATCGAGCGTATTAAGAAGATCCGCATCACCGTAAGCTGACGCCTTAATCGCGGTCCGCAGCCGGCGAGAGCCCTCAGCGGAAAGGTTTCCTGTCCTGTCGAGAAAAGCGGCCTGTTCTTGCGCTGGCATCTTGGACAGAAAGCCACGCACGAAGTCACGGTTCACGGCCTGATTAACATCAGGTGATGCCATAAGTGCCATAACATCAGGCGTCAGGGCGGCTGCATCCGTGCCAGCCTGCTCGCTAGTGCTAAGACGCAGCTTCGTGTCCATGTTGCTTTCACGGACAAACTGCGCGCGACCTTCAGGGGTAAGATCATCCAAGCGGCGGCGCACCAAAACGGGACGCTCATAGCCAGTCGTATCATAACCCTGAGACTGAATGAAATCGCGATATGCCTGCGCGCGTTCGGGCGATTCGTCGTAGACCTTGTTGATCGCCATCACGCGGCCATTGCCGCTTTCAACGATGTTGTCAGGGCCGATAATCGGTGAGCCACGATCACTCTCGAGGCTTTCCCCAAGCCGCTCAGGATCGAAGTTCGAAAAGATGTCTTGCACCTGCACGTCGGTTGCAGCCCGGCTGCGGTCGCGGTTCTGGAGATCGCCTGTGGCAGCCTTGAGATCTTTAGCGTCGACAACCTCGAACGCGGTATCGACCTTAGTGCCGCCCGGGGTCGTGACTGTGCGCACTGATTCTGGTGCTGGTGCAGGCCGAGCAGGCGCTGGCGCTTCTGCCTGTTGCCAGTCGCCTGCAAACGGGACATCCGTACCAGCCGTGCGGCTCGCCGCATTGTTAAGAGCCTGAGCAAAGTGCAGCGACGAAACGCTTGTCGCCCCTTGATCTGCCGCGATCTGACGAGCTTCTTTCTCAAGACTCGCCATATACGATGGTGTGTTTGACCGCTCCATCTGTTTAAGCTGAGGCAAAAGGTTTTCATCGATTGGCAGCGTCTCGCCATCATCAATCAATGTGAACTTAGGCTTCTCAGCGGGAGCCTCAACCACCGGAGCCGGTGCCTCAACCTCAGGCAGACCCTCAGTGATGTCCTCGCCAAACGCTACAGCGCCGACGCCCATTTCAGGCTCAGCGGCACCGGCCTGCATAGCCTGTGCGATTGCACTCGGATCTTCAGCAAATACGCTTCCATCTTCGTCAACCAGCAAGACGTTTCCGTCATCATCGAAGCCGTCAAAGATGTATTCCTGCGGGCCAGTCGGCTCTTGCAGCGTAACCTTACCGCCGACAGGGCCAAGCGCCTTGCTGATCGCGCCCATTTCTGGGGGTGGTGCCGAAGGCGGGGCAGGCGGGGCTGTTCGCGGAGCTTCCGCCTCCGGCGTCTCTTCTGTAGCCGCTGCGCGACGTTCTGCAAAGCCCTGAAAGCCGCCAATGGGAGCAGCGAGTGCGCCACCCGCAATGCCGCCCAGCACACCGGATGAAAGAACGTCTTCACCAATCGGCCTCTCGGCTGCAGTCCCGAGCTTAGCCACGTTAGTCGCAAGCTGGGTGCCAGATTCTTCGACGAATTCTTGCGGGATTTCGCCCTTAGCCGCACGAGCTGCGCCGCGAATGATGCCGCCTGCGGCTGGTGCGCCAGCAAAGACCTGCTGCTCAAGGCCGGGAAGACGCGCCGCCACAGCGGACGTAGCTGCCGCGCCACCTGCCGCAATGTTAAATGCGCGCTGAGCTTCAGCCTCAGTGCCACCGGCTTCAATCACATCCCTATAGGCTTGCTGGCCAGCGCTCGCTGCGTTGATTGCAGTTGCAGCACCAACAGCCGTAGCACCAGCAGCACGACGCGCGCCGGTTTCACCAGCCAAACGTAACGCGCGGGTTCCGATCTGTGCGCCCTTACCCAAGCCGAGAGGAATCAAGGTCGGCAGCACCTGCTCGGCAGCAAACTCGGACGCTCCACGAGCCGTTTGGAACGGGGCTTGAACCTTAGCGATAGTCTTCGCCGCCTCTTCTGGAGTCTGCGGCAGGAACTTCTGCGCAAGGAAACTGGCAGCCATGCCGGGAACCGAGAGCGGAGAAAACTGCGGCCTGCTCAAACCAGCCAAAATCTCCGAACCCAGACCGGGCTTGGCTTCACGAACGAAGGCAGCCTGACGTGCTCGCTCAGCGATTGATGACTGCGGTAGCTCTGCCTCTCCACGCTCACGCAATCCAGTTGCAGCCCGCTTCAAGGCGGTCGTGACAGGTCGCTCTGAAATCTTGCGCTCACCGAGAATGGGATCAAACAGGGATGCAGATGAGGGAATCTTTTGAAGGATACTGACTAGACCCTCGCCAATCTCACCTGCAGATTTCTTCAGGGTTGGGAGAACGCCGCTAAGGACTGACTCTTCTTCCTTCTTAGGAGCAGGTGGCTTAGCGCGCTGCGCGGGCGCGGGCGCAGGTGCGCCAGCAACAATCGCCTGAAGGTCATCCTCAGTAGCGCCTTGCGGAGCTTCAATTACATACCGTCTGCCGGCATATTCATATACGTAACGATAGTTTGCCACATGGCACTCCTATCATATTATTTCTTGATTGGCTCAGAAGAAAGAATTCTGCCGGCAGGTTTTTTCTTGGGAGCAGCAGGCGGCGGCATGAGGCCCATCTGGACTGAAAGATTCCTGAGCATCAAGTTGTTCGCTGTCTTCTGCGCGCGCGCCTCTTTCTTGATCGCCGGGTCAGTAACTAACGGATTTGAAAGGATTTTATCCAAGTTAGTATTGCTCGTCGTCAACGCCGTGAACACGCCCGTGACGCCCCTAGTATTACCGCCAGTCTTATTAAGACCGGCTGCAGCAGCCTGAGCGCGCCGCGCCTCACCTAGTGCCAAACTGGCTGACAGTTCTGCCTGAGCAATCTGCGGTGCGAACTCAGCCTCAACCTCTTTAATCCTAGCCTCGGCCTTACCCTTTGTAATCGTCGGCTCCAGCAAAGCCGTGCGCAGTGCCGTTTCGTCGTCTATCTTGGACAGCTCAGCGATGTCCTTGTCCATCGTCATGCCAGACTTAATCATGCTGACGGCGTCATCGCGAGCCTTCTGGATCAGCTCGTAGCGCTTCAGAACAGCAGCATCGCGCGCTTCACCAACGCCCTCGATGCCTTCTTCGTTTTCGTTCTTTGCCTGAGCATAGGCGCGCAAACCTGTCTGCAGGCCGCGAGACAGAGCCTCACCGAAACGTTCGCCACCGCGACCCTGCGCCATAGCTGCGCTGCCAGCCAAGAGAGCCTCCCAAGGAGACAGTCGCTTAGCTTCTGCCAGACGCTCTTCACGGCGCTGCAGGCGCTGCTCTTGCGACGCCAGCGCCGATTGGAACTCCTCAGGGATTTCGGCAGCTTCTTCAGCCTGCACGTAGCCCTTGAGCATGTTAGCACGCTGGGTTAGCGCACGGATGCGAGCTTGCTCAGTGATCGGAACGTCAACGCCCTGATCGCGAGCCTGCTGCATCAACGCTTCACGGTTGTTAAGTTCCGAGACAGTCTCATCCAGCAAGCGCCGATAGCGCGATGGACGGACACCTTCTTTCGGAGCGCCGGCAATAGTCTCAGCGGTCAGCCTTTCTTCAGGAACCTGCGGCGCGGCAACAGGCGCAGCCTCAACGGCGGCACGCTGACGTACATCCTCAGGCAGCTCGAGCGGGCCGCCAACGGCAGGAGCTGTGGGCTTGGGAGCAACCAGCGCCACGCCGGGCTTCATAGGAGCCGGAGTTGCCGGTGTGACAGTCTGCGGAGGGGTGAGCATAAGCGCACTGGCAATCGCGCTCTGCGGTAAACCTTCAAATGCAGTCTCGCGGGACATCCCGCCGGGCGTCATTACTGCCTCGCCGACATTGGCGTTGCCTTCATTGACCATGATCTTGGCAATCAGCGTATCAAGATTCATAGCCTGAAGCTCAGGCTTCATGGCCCGCAATTTAATTGCCGCTGCCCGAGCCTGCTCACGTGTCATTGCCATCAGCGCACATCCTTCAACCAGCCAAGCCCGTGCATCGGACTCTTAAGGTTGCGCTTGCCGTCCTTGACGGGGCTTTCAACCTTGCCGCCCTCAGCCTTAAACAGACCAGTCAGCCAGCCCGTCTTACCAAATGCGCCAGTCGAACCCAGCGCGCCGACAATACTGCCAGCCGTGCTGAGGGCCGACGACAGGCCAGACGTACCCGGCTCAGTGCGTGTAACAGTTCCGCCCACGCCGCTTGCTGACGGG